TGGTTCCTGAACATGTCTTGCTGAAACATCAGCAGAGGCTAGAATTATTTAAATCAAAAACAAATATACACTTAAATCAAATCAAAGAAAATTATGACAAACAGAGAGAAGATAGTGAAGCTATACAAGAAGTATGACCTCACTCCAGATGAGGTGTTTAAACACCAACACTACACAATCATTACTCGTGCAGGTATCGACAAGATACAAGGTGTAGAACAAATCAAGATACATTACGATGTTATTGAATGTAAACCAGAGTTTGCTGTCGTGAAGGCGAATGCTGAAAAGCAAGATACAATGATACAGACCTTTGGTTCTGCTCTAAAAGGAGACTATAAGAGTGGCAATTGTAACACATGGTATGTTATGGAGATGGCAGAGAAACGAGCAATGTCTCGTGCTGTACTAAAGCTAACAGGGTTCTATGAACTAGGGGTTTTTGGAGAAGATGAATCAGAGGACTTTAAAAGAAAGTAAATATGAGATACAATAAAAACGAAAAGAAAGCTTTTGAGAAGGGTTATAGAATAACTGATGAAGGAGGTGTAATTGGGTTAAAAGGCGAAACGGTTGGTTTTACACAAACAAACGGATACCCTACTTTTAAAATTAGGAGTGCTGAAAATAAAAACCTTAATGTCTCCTCACACAGACTACAAGCTTATCAAAAATACGGTGAAAAAATATATGAAGATGGTATTGTTGTAAGGCACTTAGATGGCGATAAACATAACAACTCAAAGGATAATATAAGTATAGGCACCTACAGCGACAACTACATGGACCAACCAGAACACGTTAGGGCTTCTAGGGCTAAACACGCATCAAGTTTTATCACAAAATATGATAAAAATGAGGTTAGAAAATATCATGAGGAACATGGCTCCTATTCAAAAACTATGGAAAAATTTAGCATTTCAAGTAAAGGAACTCTACACCATATATTGAATAAATAAAGATATGAGCAAAATTTCATTTGATAATTATTTGTTTAGATGCTCCTCTTTGGGAAAGCTGATGACGTACCCCAACAAGGATTCGTTGTCGGCTGGACCAAAGACATTTTTAGGTCAGATATTCAAAGAAGAGCTCTTCGGTAAAACAGGAGAAATAAAGTCAAAGTATTTAGATAAAGGACTTCTGGTAGAGGAGGAATCAATAAATCTTTACAATGCTGTCCATAAGACAAGTCACTCAAAGAATTCTAAAAGATACGATAACGAATACATAACAGGTGAGCCTGATATAATTTCTGATGTCCTTATAGACATAAAATCTTCATGGGACCACAGCACATTTCCGTTCACTAATAAAGACAACCCAAATAAAGACTATTATTGGCAACTTCAAGGGTACATGGCATTAACGGAATTAAAAACGTCTAAGGTTGTGTATTGCCTTGTGGACACTCCAGATGAAATAATTTATCACGAGATTAAAGTTACAGCCCATAAGCTTGGGGTTATTGATCTTCCTGAAGAACTTGAAGAGGCTATCTGGGAAGATATGAAGTTTTCTAAAACTAGTCCTAAATGGAGGGTAAAAGAATTTGTGGTTGAAAGAAACCAAGAAGACATAGATGCAATCTATAAACGAGTTGAGTTGGCACGAGGCTACCTTAACGATTTAAATCAATTATTAAATTAAAAAATGGAAATTACAGGTAAAATTAAAGTTATAAACGATACAAAAAGTTACGGAGACAAAGGATTTCGTAAGAGAGAGGTTGTAATAACAACTGAAGGAAACTACCCACAACCTATATTGATTGAATTTGTTCAAGACAAATGTGACGTTATTAATGGCTACAAGGTTGGTGATGACGTAAAAATTGGAATCAATTTAAAAGGTAGAGAGTGGGTCAGTCCACAAAAAGAAACTAAATATTTTAATTCTGTTGAGGGTTGGAGAATTGAAAAGTCCGATGGACAAGAAAGCCAATCCAATCAACAAACAAAATCAGCTGAACCACAAGCTGTAACACAAGACGACTTGCCTTTCTAGTTTGGTTAGTATATAACGCTTGGCAAATAAGGAGGGCATTGCAAGTCTGTCCTCCTGTCAAGTAAATTAAAATTAAATTAAATGAATAAATATAGAGTAGAAGAGAGAAGAAAAATAGAAATTCTTGTTGATTTAGTTACTAAAGAAACGGGTATTGACATATTAAGAATTCCAAAAAAAAGATACAGAGGTCTAGCAGATTCAAGAGCAGTCTTTATGTATCTAGCCAGGAGAAAAACAAGATATTCTTTAGCAGATATTGGACTTTTGTTTAAAACATCAGATTATAAAGGAAAAAACCACGCTACTGTGCTTCATCAATCAAATAAAATACAAAACTTTTTAGACGTTGAAGACCCTCATATGGTTAATTTAATATCAAAATGCGAAAAGCTTTTTAAACAAAAGTGTATTGATGAAGGTATAAAAATTCAAGGCGAAAAAAAACTCGCTAAGAGTGAGGTAAAAAAAGCTATTAAATACAAGGCATATTGTCTACACTCCAGAATTACAATGAGAGGAAGGCTTAACTCTAAGGTTTATGCTTGATTCTTTTATAACCTTAAATAGAAGAATTTTGGAATGGGAGTGGTATACAGACTCGAACACCATGAGACTATTTATACACTGCCTTCTGAAGGCTAACTGGAAAGATAAAGACTGGAAAGGAGTTGTTGTTAAAAGAGGGACCTTTATTACTTCACAACAAGGTCTTGCCGACCAGCTTGGTTTATCTAGAAAACAAATTCAACTGTCTCTTGAAAAACTTATTGAAACTAAGGAGATTGAAAAAGAGGGGAACAACAAATATACCCTCTTAACTGTTGTTAAATATGATGATTACCAAAAAAGTTCATACGAAGAGGGACAACAAAAGCACAACAAAAGCACATCAAAAGAACAACAAAAGCACACAACTAATAATAATAACAACTATAACAATGAAAACAATAATATAGTAATAAGGGGTTTTGAGGAAAATTTTGACATAGCAATTTCCAACGATCAATACATTACGGCAATAACGTCAAATTTAAAAATATCAAGAGAACGCCTTATCGAATTGTATAAAGAATTTCATGAGCATTTAAAAAGAACTCAAGACACTGTAAAGACTCAGCATATGTATGTTTCTCATTTCAGAAACTGGTATTTAAAAAAATATAATATAAATCACAATACAGGAAAACCAAAACTAAAATACAAAAACTCATTATGAGAATAATAGAATGGAGTCAAATAGAACTTAAAGGCAAGTCAACAGGTCAGATTAAAACAATTTGTCCTGCATGCTCACCCGATAGAAGAAATAAAAAAGACAGGTGTTTGAGTGTAAATGTCGCTAAAGGAGTTGCTAAATGTCACCATTGTGAGGCAATATCTATTAGAGATGACAGACCTTTGGTACAAGACAAGGTCTATAAAGTTCCCGAACAAAATTGGGTTAATTATACAGACCTATCAGATAATATAGTAAAGTTCTGCGAATCAAGAGGAATTTTTCAAAGCACACTCAAAGATCTTAATGTGACAGAAGAAATGTATTATCAACCGCAAGCAAGAAAAAATTTAAATAATATAGTTTTTAATTACTTTGAAGGAGATACGCTTGTAAATAAAAAATACAGGTCAGGAGGAAAGCACTTCACTCAAACAGCAGAAACCAAGCCAATATTCTACAACATTAACTCTGCTGTTGGTCAAGACGAGGTTTTTATAGTTGAGGGTGAGTTCGATGTTCTTGCCATGCATCAATGTGGTTATAAAAATACAATTAGTATTCCTAATGGCGCAAATGATAATGACGACTTCTGGATTAACTGCGAAAAATATCTTCAAGATGTAAGTAAATTCTATATAGCAACCGACAATGATGACAAGGGAGAAATTGTTGCTGAAAAAATAGCACAAAGAATAGGAAGGTATCGATGTGTCAGAGTTTTATTTAAAGAAAAAGATGCTAATGGAGATTTAGTAAAAGGAGGAGAGGATTTGGTGAAAGAATCTATAATAAACGGTAAAAGGTACCCAGCCTCTGGGACATTTACTGTGGAGGACCTTGCTGGAGGTATACATGATTTATACAACAACGGATTGCCCGAAACACTCTATCCAAAACATAAGTGCTTCGGGGATCTCAAGAAAGTCTTCACGGTGATGAGGGGTCACTTGGTTGTGTCTACAGGTATACCTTCTCATGGTAAATCAAATTTTACTGAATGGTATGTTATGAACCTCATCAAGGATTATAACTTGAAAGCTTCGTTTTTCTCTCCAGAACACAGCCCTATGGCACTCCATCAAACTACTTTTATTGAAAAGTTTTACGGAACAAACTTTTTTCAAGACAATCCTGGTAGACCGAGAGTCACAAAAAAACAAATAGATAGATACGTTGAGTGGGCTAATGAAAAGATATACATCACCGCACCTGATAAAGGAGAGATGCCAAATTGGTCTTGGATTTTAGAGAAGTTTAAAGAACAAATGTTTATTTATGGAGTTGATATGTTTGTTATCGACGCATTTAACAAGGTTGAGTTTGATAAATCAAGCGATTCAGAGTTATCAAAAATAAAACGTGTCTTGACTAAGCTAACAATGTTTGCTCAAATGAATAACGTAATAATATTCTTAGTTGTTCATCCCACAAAAATGAGAAAGAAAGATAATGGTGATTATG